GGAGCCGGAGTCCGTTGACCTGGCGGTGACCTCGGTACCGTTCGGCGCCCTATTCATGTACAGCGGGAAGAACGCGGACATCGGCAACAACCCGGATGGGACCGATATGCGGGCGTCGCAGTTCGGCTTGCACATGCGGTTTTTTATTGAGCAACTGCTCCGGGTGATGAAGCCAGGGCGGAACGTGTGCATCCACATTCAGCAACTCCTCCGGTACAAAAATCAGCACGGGTACATGGGGCGGCGGGACTTCCGCGGGGCGATTGTAGATCTGTTCGAGACGGGCGGGTTTGAGTGGATCGGCGAGGTGTCGATTCCCAAGAATCCGCAGATCATCGCGAAGCGGCTCAACCTGCATAGCCTGATGTTCGAGACCGGGCGGCGGAACTCCACGAAGCTCGCGCCGGCGGTGAATGACTACGTGATGATCTTCACGAAGCCGGGAGATCCGGAGGTCCCGGTGAAGTGCCTGTACGATGCGGTCAAGAATCCGGCCGGATGGGTGAGCCAGGAGGAGTGGATCTCATGGGCGCACGGGGTGTGGACCGACATTCGCGAGACGGACGTGTTGGATGGGTGGAAATCGGCGCGGGAGACGAATGAGGAGAAGCACGTCTGTCCGCTCCAGTTGGAGGTAATCCGGCGGTGCGTCCGGCTGTACACGAACGCGGGAGAGCTGGTGCTCGATCCGTTCATGGGGATCGGATCAACGGCTTGCGTGGCGGTCGAACAGGGGCGGGATGCGGTGGGGTTCGAGTTGAAGGAGAGCTACCACTCGCAGGCGGAGCGGAACGTGGTGAAGTGGCTGGAAGGTCCGCAGACGGACCAGCAAGACCTGTTCGCGCCTGAGGATGAGGTTGAAGTAGAAGCCGAACAGGTGGTGTAAGGTCGCGGTTGTCGGGTGGTTGTCGGGGCGTGGTTGTCACCGTGGTACCACCCGTGGCGGAGCTTGAAACTGGTTGCCTATACTTCAGTTGGGTGCAAGTGAATTGCTAGTTGACTTGAAGTTAACTGCCAAGTCAAACGAGGTCAACAAGCGGTTAGCTCCTATGTATATGTAGTGTCTTTGTTCTTAAGTTCCTAAAAAGGCAAAAAGCGATGGAAACGGTAACGGCGGGAGTGTGTCTGGATTACATGGCGATCTCAAGGCGGGCCATCGGGACGCTTCAGCGGAGGGGCGTCTGTGAATGGCTGGAGCGTGAGGAACTGATCGCGGAAGGCTGCCTGGCGTTATCCACGGTACGGCCGGATTCGGAGGCGCTGGCGGTGATTGTCGCGCGGCGCGCCATGATCGACGCGGTACGGAAGAACGAACGCCGGGAGCGCGGTCGGGTGGAAGTGCGGGGCAGTGGCACGGATGGCGCCGAGGAGGCTTCGGACGGGGATCAGTGGGACGCGACGGTCTACGGCAAACAGAAACTGCAACCCGCCAACACTCACCCGGATCTCTGGGAAGCGATGAAGGCTCTGCCAGCGCGTGAGTATCAGGCGATCACGCTGATTTACTGGGGCGGCAAGACTCAGGCGGATGTCGCGGTTGAGATGGGGGTGTCGCGTCCGCGCGTGGCTCAGATCATCGCAAGCGCAGAAAAAAAGATTCAGAACGCTCTTACAAATCGCACTCCTCATACGATTACTCAAGTGAGGGGGAAAGAAGCTACTGCGGACCGTCCTATCGGGCGGAACGGAGGAGGCGAAGGCCGGTAATGAGCTTCCAATTCCCAGAACGCAAGATTCCCCCCTCGACTTCACCTTCAGGCAACACGTACCCGGCTCTACTGGTGATGCGAGAGACGGCAGAGATTCCGACTGCGGTTGATTCGGACACGCGAGACAGGGCGGCTCGGCGGATTACGCGCAACGTGCTCGATAACTTCTGGTTGGATATCGAGGATACTTCGTCCGCTCCGTTCCTACAACTGATGGACCGCGCCGGATACAACGAGTGCGCACGTAAGAATCGGGAACGAATCGCGCGAGAGTGCAATTCCGACAACCGGCTGTTGTTTCGGAAGGTGTCGTAATGGCGCGGAAGACGGGCGCGATATCGGTTGAGGGCGAGACGGTGCATCCGCACTTCATGGAGTTGGCGAACGCGGCTGAGGATCGGCTGATTAAGCTGATCGACGGCGGCGAGGATCTGGCGGAGTGGTACTGGCGGCCGGATCTGCGGGACGTGATGCGCGGAGACGCTTAAGCAGCGGACGCGGGATCACGGGGCGTCGGGGATTTCCGGTAGCTACGACGGGATAAACTCGCAACCGGGCCATTTCGCGGTAGTGGCATGGGGTGTACGTGATACTGCATAAGCGCCATGAAGCGCAAAAGGCGTAAGGGCTGCCTGGAATGCCAAGACAGCCGGGATAGACCGGCACTGAGGGGACAACTGGCTTTACCTGATTCTAAGCAACCCCGCAAATGCGACCAATCAGGAGGTTTCTTCGCTCCCTCCGGGACGGGTATAAATAGGCCGTCTGGTTAAAGCGTGGTGACTTTTGCGGCGTTGGGTTTCAATACGAAACTCACCAAAATTCCTTGTAACCGTGGGTAGGCGAGACACGGCCGGACCGATGTACCGGGGATGGCATCGGCGCACAATGCGGCGGGGGCGAAACGTCCACCGCGCGGATTCTCATAAGAGGGGACACCTGCAAGGGGTGATGAGTGAAATCCCCGTTTCCCGTGGCGAGCCGAGACGGTAGCGAAATCCGGGCGAACTGCCAGAGATAGCAACTGCGCTTCAGCCTGTCAGTAGGCAACACCTTCGCGCGGGCATGAACATTGAAAACATTAAACCACGATGACTGATAGCGATTGAGACCCGGTACCGCAGAGTTAAATATGCCGATCAAGCAACCCAAGGCGGGCTGCGCGGCTCCAGGTAACGGGACTAAGCGTTAAATCTCAACCGTACAAATGCGGGGCGGTCGGACTTGAAATCCGATTCGCCCCGCGCCGGTATTTCCGATGGCTCATTGCTTCGACATAGTAATGCGGTGGGTCGGATGGACGGTGGATGCCGACGTGGTTGACGCGTGCCATTTCCTCGAAGAGCGCGGGTATGAGTACCTGATCGACTTCGGGATAGAGAATGCTCACCGATTGGCGGGCGAAGTGATTTTCGGATATGCCGAAGCGCCCTACTCCAGTATTCCGCGGCCGGATCGAGCAGGGGCGCATCGGCCTGGAACGCCGAGAGGACTTCGCCGCACTGATCGCAAGGTTAGAGGGCACCGAGATTGACCTCCGGCTGAGCAAGCATCGCAACGCGCGGTCGATCAGCCAGAACGCCTACTACTGGGCGGTGGTGATTCCGCTACTCGCTGAGCACTGCGGGTACGAGGATGAGGAGATGCACGCGGCGCTCAAGTGGCGCTTCTTGCAGAAGCATGACGGCGGGCCATTGCCCACGGTAAAGAGCACGGCGAGCCTGAGCACGGCAGAGTTCACGGATTACATCGAGCGGGTGAGGATGCTGGCGGCTGAGATGGGTTGCTCGATACCGGGGCCGGGACAAGCGGAATGAGCCAAAGAATAGAGATCAAGCTCGACAAGGGCCAATCGATTGAGGTGTACGCGCCGTACGGCGGAGGCATCCAACTGTCCCTGACGGCTACCGGGGATGGACTGAAGGTAGTCTCCCACGCGTCACGGCTGAGGATCGCTGAGCGGCGTACCGAGTACAGCCGTGAATGGACGCTCTCAAGGGACGAAGAGCACGGCTTCGACCGAACGTGACGGTGGGGCGTGACGGGCGGTACCTGGCGTGGATACGGACGCTTCCCTGTCTGGTGTGCGGTAGAGCATCGGAGGCGCATCACACGGGGCCGCATGGACTCGGCAAGAAGGCGGACGATTCGACGGCGATCCCGCTATGTACCGAGCACCACACGATGGGGCAGTCTGCATACCACAGGATAGGGCGGGTACGGTTCGAGCAGCGGTTCGGGGTGGTGATCGCGGATGTTGTGCGTCGGTTGAACCTCCGATGGAGGGAGCGGTTACAGGAAGGCTCATGCCTCAGGGGGTAGGGGGGTGCATGGGTCCTTCCCGGCAGGTGACCGGGTGCGGGTTAATTAATGGCGCTGTTTTCCTAGCGACAACTAATTCTGGTGGGTTGTCGGGTTGTCACTTTAAGGTTGTCACGCTATGTTACTGAGCCTACGGGCATATGCCAAGCATCGCGGTGTGAGCCTGACGGCGGTTCAGAAGGCAATCAAGTCCGGAAGGGTGACAACCACGGCGGACGGCAAGATTGACCCGAGTATCGCTGACAACCAGTGGAAATCCCGCACCGAACCTGCCAAGCAAGGGCGAAAGCCTAAGGCCAAGGTCAAGACAGAGACAGAGGCGGCGCCGAGGGTTGAGGCGGACCGTGAACCGGAGACGGACGGCGGCGCCGAACCGGAGGCGAGTCCCGATGACTACTGGAAGTCGCGAGCGGCTCGCGAGTATTGGGAGTCGGAACTCTCGCGGCTGAAGGCCGGACGGGAAAAGGGGAACCTGATCGTTCGGGAGGCGGCGGAGAAGGCGTGGGGCGGGATGGTTGTCGCCACTCGGACGAAGGCGCTATACCTGCCGGCGCAACTAGCGAACCGCCTGGCGGCGGAGTCGGACCCGATTGAAGTCGAGCAGATCCTGAAGGACGCGATTTACCGACTCCTCTCGGAGTTGAGTGAATACCAGCCTGACTGATGGACCCTACCACACAAACCATTCTCGCGGCGGTGAAGCTCTGGGAGCCTCCGCCGCGGCTTACGTTGTCGCAGTGGGCGGACAAGTATCGCCACACGAGCGGTGAGGCGAGCAGCGAGATCGGCGAGTGGATCACGCGACCGTATCAGGTCGAACCGATGAACGCCTTCACCGATCCGCATGTGCGGAACATCGTGATCCAGAGCGCGGTTCAGATGCTCAAGACTGAGTTCATCTTGAACGCCATCGGGTACGTGATCCATCTCGATCAGGGTCCGGTGTTAGTGCTTCAGTTCCGCGACACGGATTGCGAGATCTTCAGTAAGCGGCGGTTGGCGCCGATGCTTCGAGACACGCCGATTCTCAAAGGCCTTGTGGCGGACAGCCGGGGCCGTGACTCGAACAACACGATCACGGACAAGACGTTCGCCGGCGGACACATCCGAATCGCGGCGAGCGCATCGCCGGGTAACCTGGCGGCGTTGCCGATCCGGTACCTGTTCTGCGATGAGGTGGACAAGTATCCGATCTCCTCCGGCGGAGAGGGAGATCCGATTACGGTTGCTGAGGGGCGCTTAGAGGAGTTCGCGCACAGCTCGAAAGAGATCCTGACGTGCTCTCCGACGCGCTCCGGTATATCGCGCATCGAGAAAGCGTACCTCGACAGTGATCAGCGGGTGTACGAGGTTCCCTGTCCGCATTGCGGCGGGTTGCAGGAACTGTGGGGATGGTCAACCTGGATCAATCAGGTGCGGTGGGATAGCTCACTGCCGAGCCGCAAGAAACAAGCGGACTCCGCCTATTATGAATGCCTGCACTGCAAGGCGCATTGGACGGACGCGGATCGTTGGAAAGCGGTATACGCCGGCAAGTATCGGGCAACGGCTCCGTTCAACGGTGTGGCTGGATTCCGAATCTCCGCTCTGTGCTCACTGAAGAAACGGCTGAGTGAATACGTCGCGAAGTACCTGAAGGTCAAAGACGATCAGGAGCAGCGGAAGGTATTCGTCAACACGATCCTCGCGGAGACATGGACCGAACCGGGAGAGCAGTTGGATCACGAGACGCTGATCGAGCGTCGCGAAGATTACGCGGTCGGTACCGTGCCGGACGGCGGGTTGTTCCTGGCGGCTTCGGTGGACGTTCAGCGTGAGGACGGCGGGCGCCTGGAAGTTCGGGTGAACGCTTACGGCGAGAACCGAGAGCGATGGGCCGTCGATTACCGAATCTTCCCCGGTGATCCCACGGATATGAAGACGTGGGAGCCTGTCGAGTCGATGTTGCGAGAGACGTGGCCTACGGTCAATGGCGCGGAGTTGCCGATTGAGCGGATGTTCGTTGACTCCGGCGACGGTGCGGTTACGCCGTTCGTTTACGAATGGGTGAAGCGGCAACCACGTCCGCGGGTGTGGGCAATCAAGGGCGACAAGCGGTCCGATACTCCGGTGGGGCAGCCGAAGTCGGTAGAGGTCACATCGAACGGCAAGAAGTTGAAGTTCGGCGTCGTGTTCAAGATCGTCAACTCCGACTACTTTAAGGCTCAGTTCTACGCGGATCTGCGAAAGCGCAAACCTACGCCGGATGAACTTGCGACGGGGATCGGATTTCCGCAGGGCTACTTTCACATACCTGCCGATCCGGTGTTCGGCGATGA